AACAGTGGGACTCGGATCTCGGTAACCAAGCCGCCCTGCTACGGGGTTGCCTGGAACAGGTAGGCCCGGCGCTTCGTGACGAAGTGACGAAGCGGCAGGCACTGGTCGAATGGATCGAGCGCACCCCATGACTTGCATCGCACTCAAGAACGGCTTCATGGCCTGGGACTCCCAGGACACGATCTTCTCCACGGACCCGTCCGGCATCGGCACGATGAAGTGGGCCGGCAGCATCAAGGGGTTCAAGGACGAGGGGCTCGGCATCATCGTGGCGTTCTCCGGCGAGGCGTACGCCTGCGCGGCGCTGCAGGAGTGGCTGTTCACTGGCCGGCAGGACCGCCCGAACGTCCTCAAGAACGAGTCGGCCGAGGCGCTGGTGCTGCACCGCGACGGCCGGGTGGAGTCGATCGACTGCTTCGGCCGGGTGATCGTGCTGGACCCGAAGGTGCCGTACGCGGCCGGCTCGGGCATGAGCGCGGCCATGGCCGCCATGCTGGCCGGGTGCGACGCCGGGATGGCCGTCGACATCGCCTCGATGGTCGACCCGTACACGGGCGGCAAGATCCACGTCGAGCACTGGTAAGGCAGCCCCAGGCTGAATTTGGCACGGTGGCACGATCCAAGGAGGGATCATGGCACAGGGTTATAACGGCAAGCGCTGGTACGCATCGAGCACGTTCGCGGCCAACGCCGCAGGTGCTGCGGTCCAGATCCCCAATGACGTCACCGACGTCACGGTCGTCATGGTTCCGGCCGGTGCCGATACCTGCCGCGTCGACTTCACGAACGACGACCCGGAGGTCGTCGCCGGTATCCTCTCGGGCACCCCGACGTGGGTTCCGTGGAGCCCGGCGCTGACCGCGACCCTCACGGCCGCGGCCATGCTCGGCTCGATCACCGCGGTCCGCGGCTTCAGCTCGGGCGCCGGCGCGGGCGGCACGATCAAGGTCTCCGGTCGCCGCACCGCTGGGAAGTAAGCCGTGGCGAACACGGTCTTCAAGCTCGGGGTGCAGGCGCTGATCAGCGGCGGCATCAACCTGTCGACCGACACGATCAAGGTCGCGCTCGTGCGCGGCTACACCCCGAACGCCACCACGCACCAGTTCCTGTCGGACGTGACGGGTGGCGGCGGCGGCACGATCGTCGCCACGTCGGTGGCGCTGTCGACCGTCAGCGTCGCGCTCGGCGTGTTCAGCGCCGCGAACGTCACCTTCACCAGCGTCGCCGCGGGCGCCGCGGCCGCGTACCTCGTCCTCTACAAGGACACCGGCGTGGCCGGCACCAGCCCGCTGATCGCGTGGATCGACACCGCGACCGGCCTGCCCGTGACGCCGGACGGCGGCAACATCCAGATCACCTGGGACACGGGCGCCAACAAGATCATCAACTGGAGCGTCTGATGAACCTCCGCATCCTGTTCAGCACGTACCTGCACTCGTTCAAGGCGTTCCTCAAGCACGCCGAGCTTGCTGCGTACGAGAAGGAATGGATCGCGCTGCAGAACGCGCGCGACGCGCTGACCGCACAGGTCATCGCCGCGAAGGCGCGCTGGGAGAAGGCGCACGCCGAGCTTCCGGAAATGATCGTCGGGGGCAAGGTCATCGGGCCACAGCCGATCACGAACACGGTGATGTAAGTGGGTGCCCAGGGTACTGCTACCGTCAACTTTGGGGCCTTTCCCGGGGCCTCTGACGCTTCGATAGCTGTTACCGGGCAGGCCGGTATTCTGGCTGGGTCACTGGTAGAGGCTTGGATATTACCCGCCGCTACCGCGGACCACTCGGCTGATGAACACGTAATGGAAACCTTACGAGTCATGGCGGGCAACATAATTGCTGGTACCGGTTTTACTATTTACGTAGTGAATAGTAATCCGCTGACAGAGCCTCTCACCTACCACGGGGTAGGCAAGTTTAGATCCGCTGCTACCACAGCGTACGGTACCCCCGACCCCTCTATCGGCGGTACGGGCACCCTGATTTACGGGGCTTGGAACATTGGCTGGGTTTGGAACTAGGAGCGGTTAATGCCTTTTCAGGTACAAGGTAATGGTGGCACAGTTGCGGAAGTTGACGGAACCACGTTCCGGGCAGTCCGCGCCTCTCTGCGCCCCACGGATCACGGGGCCTTCGGTCAGTATCGACTGGCAACCACGATTCCTCTGGTAGTGACACAGGCTGCTAACGGCACACTGTTTAGCTTCCGGTGGGGCGACGCCTCTCGTCTAGCCGTTATTCACGACATTCGCCTCCAGTTCATGCAGACAGCCGCGGCGACAGCTACGATCATGCCGGTGTTCTCGGTATTCACTGCTCGCTCCTTTACTGTGTCGGATTCCGCCGGTACCGCGCTCACCCTGACAGGTAATAGCTTCAAGAAGCGCACTAGCATGGGCACGACTCTGGTCACGGACATCCGTAAGTCGGCGCTTGCCGCCGGTCTCACGGCCGGTACGCGCACGTTGGACGCTGACCCAATTCTACAGCTTGCCGTGAATAGTTCGATCACAACGCCCAATGCTTCGCTGTACGTCAACGACCTAGACCTAGATAACGGTACTGCGCACCCGACCATTCTCGCACAGAACGAGGGAATCATCGTTCAGGGGCCGAGTATAGTCTTCGGTGCCGCTGGTACGGCGAACCTGCTCGTTGACATCGCTTGGGCTGAAGTAGCGGCGTTCTAAATGTCGCTGCTGCTCTCCCAAGTAGGGGGCGGCGGCGGCGGTACAACTCAGACTGTCGCCCCAGCCGGATACGCTAACGCGAAGGCGTTCGGCACGGCTGTGGTCGCGAAGCTGCTGCAGACGGTGGCGCCGGCCGGCAAGGCGAACACGGCCACGCCCGGCACGCCGACGCTCGCGAAGCTGCTCCAGACCATCGCGCCCGCCGGCAAGGCGAACACCACGACGCCGGGCACGCCCGCCGTCACCAAGCTCGTGCAGGTGGTCAGCCCGACGGGCATCGCCATCACCCGGGCGTTCGGCGCCGACACAGCGACGAAGCTCCTCACCGTCCTCAACCTGACCGGCGTCGCCGTCGCGCGGGCGTTCGGCGCGGCGGTGGTCGGGCAGCCGCTGCACACGATCAACGCGGTCGGCATCGCGCCGACGAAGGCGTACGGCACCACGGTGGTGACCGGCAGCACGAAGACCGTCGCGCCGCCTGGGTTCGGCAACGCGCAGGGGTTCGGCGCCGGCACCGCGGCGGCCGTGCGCCAGACGGTGGCGCCGGCCGGGCTCGCGACGGCGCGTGCCTACGGCACGACGGTGGTGTCGCCACTGCACCAGACGGTGGCGCCCGGCGGTATTGCGAACACCGTCACGATCGGCGCGCACACGGTGCGGCTGGCGTCCGCGATCGTCACCCTGTCGCCGGCCGGCATCGCGGTGGTGCAGGCGTTCGGCATGCCGTCGCTGGGCGGGCGCGTCGCGTACTGGAAGTTGTGGATGCCGGTGCCGGTCGCGCCGACCGTGGCCGAGGACCGCTGGGTCGACCTCACATAAGGCAGCCCCAGTAGGGCCGTGGCAGCCTGCGAACATCCATTGTTGAGGACCGCACATGGCACGCAAGATCATCAACCAGGGCTCGCCGCCGAATCTCCAGGACGACTCGTTCTCGGATGACTGGCACCGCATCGAGGCGAACTTCCAGGAGCTGTACGGCGGCGCGGCTGACGTGCAGGTGTTCCCTGCCTCCGGCACATGGACGCCCCCGGTCTCGGGCGGCAAGCTCGTCCGCGTCATCGCGATCGGCGCCGGCGCCCCCGGTGGTGGCGGCCCAGTCATTACGACCACGACCGTCAATACGAACGGCGCGTCCGGCGGCGCGGGCGGCGGCGGCGGTCAGATCGTCGATGTGACGTTCCCCTACGCGACGATCATCGCGGCCATGGCGGCTGCTGTTGCGACGTCCGTCGCGGTCACCGTGACTGTGGCTACCGCCTCGGCCGCGGCGCAGGCTGCCAAGACCGCCAACACCAGCGGCTCGGCTGGCGCCATCAGCGTCTCCCAAACGACCTTCGGCTTAGGCGCACCTAACCTCGTCAGTGCGTACGCGGGCGGCTCCGGCGCCGGCGGGCTGACGACCGGGCTGGTCGCAACCGGCGGCGGCGGCGCAAGCTCGCTCAGTGGCGGCGTGCGCGGCGCGATTGGCGGCGCCTCCATCGCCGACGGTGGGCAGGGCGGTACGGACTCTCTCACAACCACCACGACGACGGCTCCGAAGTCTGGCACGGCCGGCGGCGGCGGCGGCGGCTGCACTGCTACGAACGGCCCTGGTTTCGGCGGCAGCTCGGGGCTCGGTGGCGCTGGCGGCGGCGCTGGCGGCGGCTTTCTGGCCGGATCCACGGCTCCGGCGTTCGTGGCCGGTACGGCTGGCGGCAACTCGATGGCCGGCAACCAAGGCAGCACAGGCGCCGGTGGCGCTACCTCTGGCGCAACAGGCGGTAACGGTTACGCGTCTGTGCTCGGGTACTTCGCTACTGGCGCAGGTGGTGGCGGCGCGTCGAATAGCACGGTCGGCGGCACTGGCGGCAGCGGTGGCGACGGCGGCATCGGCTGCGGCGGCGGCGGCGGCGGCGCCGGCCTGACCGACGGTACGACGCCGGCGACCGGCGGCAAGGGCGGCAAGGGTGGTCCCGGCCTTGTGGTCGTGATCACGACCTGAGATGACGCGGCGGGTCATCAACGCGGGCTCTCCTCCTAACCTTCAGGACGACAGCCCGCTCGACGACTGGCAGCGCGTCGAGCGGAATTTCCAGGAGCTGTACTCTGGCGTGGGGTCCGCCCTGCCCAGCGTCAGCTCCGTATACGACTCGGCCACCGCTGCGCTCGCCGCAGGCGCGCTCGCCTCGACCATCATCGGCAACGTCGGCGTCATCTTCATCCGGCCATCCGGCCAGAACGTAGTCGCCACGCAGACGACGTTCACGATGACGCAGGGCGGCACCACGTACTCCCAGGTCGTCTCCTACAACTCGAACGGAGACGTCCTTGAGATCACGCCATGGCAGTGATCGACCTCGTCGATCAGGCGGAGTACCTGATCTCTACCGGCGACGACCCGACAACGCTCGCCTCGAACATTGACCAGACCGTCGCGGCTGGCACGGTGGCCTCGACCGTGCAGATGCTCGTCATGCCGCCGTCGAAGTTCACCGGCTACGTCGGCGGTGCGCACACCGCCATCGGCCACGTCCCCGGCAACCCGGCGACTGGCGGCGTCACGCAGTACGCCGTCTACGTCCGCTCGCTGACGTTCGACGCGAGCGGCGCGCCGCTGTCGATCGGCAAGTTCGCCTACCTCGCGTCCTCCCCGGTAGGGTCATGAGCCTCGCGATATCGGTCGACCTCTCGAAGGTCGTACTGATCACGAACAGCAGCATCGCGCAGTCGGGCGTCGACGCGCTCGACTACTGCGCGCGCCGCGGCATCCCGACGACGAACATCCTATCGTTCAACTTCGGCACGACGAACGGGTTCACGACGGCGGCACAGCTCACCACGGCCGCGACGCTGTCGGTGCAGGCCTCGGGCCTCAGCGGCTACGTCGGGCTGTCGTTCTGTGCGGCGATGGCTGCGCTCGTCAACACGTTCAAGGCGCAGGCGATCATCTTCTCCACACTGACGCCGACCTCGACGACGGCGCTCAGCGTTGGCGACGGCATGCCGTTGGCGGCTGTGGCGTCGGTTGCCGGCGACCTCACGCACCAGCATCCAGGCAACCCGACCGGCGGGCTCACTGCCTCCGTCGTCGCGGCCGCGTTCAGTACCACCTACGGCTATGCCGGCTCAGCTCCGGTTGGCACCGAGATCTGGGACTACGCGCCCAGCGACCTCTGGACCGCGGCCCGCTCCAGCGTTGCCGTCGGCCGGCTCGGCTGCGCGGTTAACGACATGCAGAACCTGCCGTACGACATCACGGAGCAGTCACTCGCATCGAACACGGCGCAGACGGTGACCAGCTCGGGCGGCACCGGGCGCACGGTGAGTACGCTCTACGATCACTGCGTCGCGACGGCGATGGCTGCGGAGGCGGTCGACAACTCGTCGAAGCTCCACATCATGTCGACCACGACCATGCGTGGTGTGTCGCTGCCGCCCGTGTGGCAGGCCGTGCAGATGACTCGTTACGCAGTGGCGCAGGGGCTCAACGTCTGCGACCTGAACGCGAGCGCGCCCGTGATCCCGGGCGCCAGCGCGCTGACGTACCCCGGCTTGTGGCTGACTGACCTCGGGCTCGCGTCGAAGATCTCGCCGTTCGCGATGACGGTGCCGGAAGCCAACACCAACGTGATGGGCAACCCGGTGACGGTGTGGTACGGCAGCGGCGGTCTGCCCGGCTACTACGCGAACAGCGGGCCGAACGGATTCGACAACTGGACGCCGCTGCCCGGTGCGTGGACCTACCCGCTGTCGTCCTACACGATGTTCTGGGCGCGTGGCTTCCTCAGTCGCGGCGGCGCGGCAGCGGTCACCACGGTGTCCGAACCGCTGTCGGACAACCTGCTCAACAACATGTCGTTGCTCCGCCTCCTGACCATGCACCGGGCGCCGCTCTGCGTAGCGGCGTGGCTGGCGACGGACAACGCCAACTCAGGCCTCGGTGTCGTAGTGACCGGGGACCCGCTGTACGCGCCATACAAGTCCTCGGTGCTGACCAAGGCATACACGTTCATTGACGGGAGCATCTGACATGGGTCCGCTATTCGCCTCGATCGTTCGCGTCCTCGCCATGCTGGGACTCACCAACTTCCAGGCGAAGTGGAACGCCTACGTTGCCTACGTCAATGGGGTGCTCGCGAGCAACTCGGTCGACGGCGCGCCGACGCGGCGATACACGGCGTTCGATTCCACGACCGGGCTCGGCACATCGACGTTGCTGGCGAACCACGTCATCCAGGGACGGAGTAAGTCTGGTGACTTCACACAGGCGCTCGCCAACTACGAGGTCGTGAGGAACGTCAACGCCGGCACGTCATCCAGCTACGGGGTCGCCATCGCGCTGCAGACTGACGTTACACCGGGCACAGCTCCGGAGACGGCGTATGGCCTCTCGTCAGTTGGCGGCTTCCTGCAGCGCCCGACGCTGACGAGTCTCGGCGTGCCAACCGGCATCGAGAGCCGTGCGAACTGTGGTGTGTTCCAGCTCGGGTTGTACTTGGAAGGATCGCACACGATCGGCGATGCGGTGGTTTCGTTCTTCAATACTTCGACGAACCCGTGGATCGCAGGCGGCGCTAGCTTCGTCACCGGCATTTCAGTCTCGTACGACAGCGCGGGCGGTCCGACGTCGCTCGGCCTGACACACCACATCAAGGGTCACAAGGTCAACCACGGGCTGCGCACTGGCGTGCAATGCAACCCGTTGACAATAACCGCGACTCTGCTTTCCCAGCTCGCCTTCGGTGCCGCGCCTGAAAACAAGTTCCTGATTCTTGTCGACGGTCCTGACGACTTCTATCTCATTCCGGAGAGTGCGAACTCGACCGCGGTGACCATCGGAACCTTCACGACGTTCACGACGTCTATCCGCGCGCGGCAGGGCGTGTCCGGCCTGGACGGGTGGGGGAATCTGGCGAGCAGCGTCGCTTCGTGGGCGACGGTCATCACCTCGCACCCCATGGTCGCGTCCGGCGCGCTGAAGTTCGACGGCCGCGGCGCGGCGGCTACGACCGAGACGCCGAACTTCCTGCTCACGATCGGCAGCGACGGCCCGGCCGGGCGCGGCCGCCACGACTGGGACGGCTACGGCTACCGCCGGCTCGGTGACGGCGCGAACGCCACGGCGATCGCGCTCGGCGCCACGAACCCGATCCACGCGATCGTCCTGCCCTACGACGCGACGTCCCTGACCAGCCACTACATCCGGGCCTACCGGACGATCCGGATCAGCTCGACGGCGGCCCTGACCGGCTGGACAGGCAACGTCCTGCCGCCCAGCTACGACGGCCACGAGGTGACTCTCTATAACGCGGGGAGTTTCAGCATCGTCCTGCCGCACGGAACGGGATACAACCTGCGGCTGATCGGCGGGGCCAACCAGACGCTGGCCGCCTTGGCCTCGGTGCGGCTGATGTTCGACGCGACGGTGGGGAACTGGATCCAGATCGGGGCGGTGGTGACCCCCGTCTAGCGTGGCACCTGCGTGCCACCCCGCTGCGTGGCACTCGCAAGTGCCTGATTTTGGTGGGCGCGACAGGGATCGAACCTGTGACCCCTTCCATGTCAAGGAAGGCGGCTTCGACCTAAGTCACTGAGTTACTTAGTAATTCCCCCGGCAACACCCTGCATTGCCACGCAACTGAATCAAGGACTTAGCGGCGCTTGCGTGGCACTTGCGTGGCACTGACCTCGCCCAGGTAGTCGTTCACCGCCTTGCCCACCGTCTTGAGGAAGTCCGGGCGCAGGTGCGTGTAGCGCGCGGTCGTCGCCGAGCCGGGCAGGCGGTGCCCGAGCCACGCCTCTGTCTCCCATTCTGGAACACCGCGACGCCGTAACTCAGTGGCGAGGGTGTGGCGGATGACGTAGGCCGTCACATTGAATCCTGCGGCCTTGGAGACCTTCACGAACGTCTCCCGGGCCCGCTTGATGGGCTTGCCGCGCCAATGCACGTAGAGCGCCTCCGGGCCCGTCCAGCGCTTCATCTCGGCGGCGAGGCGTGGCACTAGGGGGATGACCGGCCGGCGCTTCTTGGTCTGCTTCCAGCCGGGAGGAGCTAGGTCCAGGACCTTGGCTTTCAAATCCACTTGGCTCCTCGTCAAACTCAGGATCGCCCCGGGCCGGGCCGCAGTGCCGAAGGCGAGCCAGACGTATCGGTGCCAGTGGGTGTGCTTCTTGGCGACCCTGAACAGGGTCTTCGCCTCAGTCACTGAGAGGACTTGGGTGCGGTGGTTGTTGGGTGCCGCCGCGGGGATGAGCGGGGGCAATGATTGAAGCTGTGACAGGCGGTGAGCCAGACGAAGGGCTCGGTGCCCGACCGATATATAGCGGGTCACGCTGTCGCCAGCGTAACGCGATTGGAGATGCGCGATGAACTCCTGCTGTCGCAGGGCGGTGAGCTGGTCGACCGTGTCGGTCTTCCAGAACGCCTTCCAGTGCTTGACGGCGGCCTTCGCCGGATCGCTGGAGTGGTCCTCCAGGAAGCGGTCGAGGATCAGCCCGATTGGGACCGACGCAGGTTGTTCGCTGTCCAGGCGTCGAGACTTGAGATAGTGCTCGGCGAGGAGCTGCTCCGCCTCTGGGAGATCTCGTAGGCCCGTGCTACGTCGGATTGTCTGGCGGGTCTCGGGATCGAACCAAGTGAGATGCCAGAACGGGGATCGGGGTCGCTGGCTGAGCCAGAATTCTCCAAGGCGCATGGCTGCTCTCGTCGCTGCAGGTAGGCCTCGACCTCGGTCTCACGGTACCGGGGCCGGGCGCCGACCATAACATACGAGAGGCGACCGCGCTTCCGCTCGCGGCGAACGGTGTCTGCGGAGACACCGAGTCGCTGGGCGAACTGAAGCTCGGTCAGCAGGGTCATGCGATCACGTCCCAGTCGTCGGCCAGGATGTCTGTCTGCGATGCGAGCCACGGCACGCACGGGCCGTCGACCGAACGCATGCCGTCGGTCTCGCGCAAATTGCTGTTCGTACACATGTCGATGTGCGGGAGGTACTCGATCAACGTGCCCTCGGGGTAGACGCCCATCAGCGGTGGCCGGTTCACCTTGAAGACCGAGCCCAGCACGAGGTAGATGAACATGCCCTTGCCGTTCCAGCCGGAGCGGGTCGCCTTGTGGCCGTGCTTGATGTACGGGAGGATGTGCTCGAAGTTCATGCGCGTGCCTTTGCGAAGGGAAGCTCGCGGCCGATACCGCCCGGCACGGAGTCACGAAGCGGAGCAGCGTGTCCCGATACGAGCATCTCGATGTTGATCATCGGATTGTTCGCGTTCACCGCTTGCCGCTCGTCGTACGAGATGAGCTGCTCGGCATACCACTTCAGCTTGCGGATCGAGTCCGTGCCGCCCTTGTGCTTCTCGCGCCACAGGTACTTGGCGATCTGGCCCTTGAGAAAGCCGCGGAACTCCTCCGGCGAGAGGAACGACTCGAACGCCTCGATGGCTTCGATCTTGCCGAACGTGTAGTGGTGCGGCCGGTTGATGACTTCGCTCATATCAGAATCCACTCCTGCCATTGACTGAGTTGCGCAGCGCGAGGAACGCGGTCTGCAGGTTGACGCGGGCGATGCCCAGCCACCATTGGTCAACTGGAAGATCGTCCGCGCCACCGTCCATCGCCAGCTCGACGAAGTTGTCGTAGAGGGCTTGGGCGTGGCCGGCGAGAACGTCGACCGCGTTGAGGACGATGGCGGCTTGCTCGTCCTGCGAGGGGTTGGCTGACACGGTGTTCACAGGTTGTCTCCGATGGTCTTGAGTAGGCGGGCGTGCTCGGGCACATGGTTCGCTGCCATGGCCGCGAAAATCTGGAACTGCTCGCGCTGGTGATGTAGGTCCAGTGCGGTGCAGCCACGAGTGAATTCGTCACTCAGTGACTTAGCCGATGCAACACTGAGCGTGCCCTCGTCGATCCCCTGGAGGATCGAGACGACAAGCGTGTCGATGCCGGCGAAGCGGAGCGGGGCGTTCTCGAATCCCCATCGTCCGTATGCTTCGTCGGCGGTCATGTCAGGCTGCGGAGGTGGCGGCGTCTGCCGCTTCCGGAACGGGAGGACTATCCCCATGCGAAGGTTCCTTCTCTGCGACGGGTATGACCGAGTGGAGAACGTCTCCTTCTCGTAGCGTCGCGATGATTGCTTTGCCGGCCTCCTTCGCGCTGGGCGCGAGGAGGGTGGTGGTGGTTTTTATGAGGATCGTCACGGTGTATGCGGGCATGGGCAGAGAATGCCCAGCGCCGGGTGGGGCTGCAGTCATGCTGCGAGGTCGAAGGCACGGATCGCGCCCTTCGTTCCATGCACACGGATCACGCGATCGCCATGGCGGTTCGCGCCGACGCCGCTGCATGCCATGCAACGTGCGCACGTAAGGAGGTTGTCCTGCTCGGCAGACGCCGGGCAGGGGCCTTCACCCTTCGATAGTGAGTAGTCGTCGGTCCGCGTGACGCGGAAGACGCGGTAGCCTCTTAGTCGGGCTTCTTCTCGTTCAGCATCTGCATCGCACGACGCCATGCAGAACTGCGCGTAGGCTTGGTCGCAGCTCCGCCACTGGTGGGTGTAGCCGGTCCACCCTGTGGCTCGCCCACAGAGTTCTGACCAGACGTCGATGGGGACCGCAGCAGGGTCACCATACGCTCCCAGGCGGACAAGCCTTCCTTCGACGGGGGCTCGATCGGTGGAGTAGCGTCCTCGTTTCCAGGCCCCCCAGACTTGGGTTGGCGCCCGCCCGACTTCGACATAGCAGGTTCTTGCGTGCTGCGCTGATGCGCGATGCCGGCATTCTCCGCAGATGGAGTCATCTTGTCCATTAGAAATGAGCTTTAGTGGTGCGTCCGTAGCCCCTAAGATCCAGACCTGGATCATGGGCCCCGTCTTTTCATTACGGCTCTCGTTGATGAACCCAGTCGCGATCGCGACAATGGGAGCTTGGGTGAGAAGGCTAGGGCCTTCCCACAGTATGTATCCATTCGTCGTTGGCATCGGGTAGGGTCACGGCCGCTTGCCCTCCGATGCGAGTGAGATCAGTGCGTCGGCTTGACCGTTGCGCGCGCCATCGCCGCGAATGTCGCGGACGTGGCCGGAGTCGGTCGCGGCTGCGGGCCCTTCGGGATGGCCTCCAGTTCCGCCTTGAGCTTCGCGTACGCTGCGCGAGCTGCAACTTCAGTCGGGTAGTAGCTCACCCACGCACGTTGGTTGCGGTAGAGGCGCACGCGGTATCGGCTGCGTGGCGCCTCGTACCAGATTCCAACGGGCAGGCTACAGTTCGCCGACATCGTCAAGACCCTGCTCTTCGAGTTCGGTGAACGCCGGGTGGACGTCCTTGCCGTTCTTGACCAGTCCGTAGCGGCCGGTGAGAGCTTCGTAATACATGCGGAGGCGGGTGCCCGCCGGGTTCCAGAAGCCGCGGGTCTGCAGCTCGTGGAGGAAGACGATCAGGGAGACATCGACGATGGTCTCCTGCTCGCAGACCATCCAGAACTTCGCCGGCTCGTAGAGCTGCTCGACCTCGGCAAGATGCTGTGCCTTGGCGGGACCGATGTGTTTCGACTCCTTGATGAGTGGGTACCAGCTTCGGACTTCGTCCGAGAGGAACCGTGTGAGCGCCCGGTCGCGCGGCTCGTGCGGGAGCAGCATGGGGACAGGGAATCGCTCGTGGAGGTACTCGTCGATCGGCGCGCCGTAGAGCAGCAGATCGCGGTCGGACAGGAAGGGGTAGATGTGCTCCGGGTTGATGTCGTCGTACTCTGCGCTACCCGCGGGGACGTTGACGATTTTGGTCTCGATCTTCTTCGCCGCTGTGAAGGCCTTCAGGCGGCGCGACTCAAGTGAGTCATCGAGGTAAAGAGTAAGGACTGGTTCACCGATCATATTCGAGGTGTCCTACCTAATAGTTGCCGGGCGCCCTACCGGTTTTGGGGCGGGGAACCCAAATCATTGCACTGTGTGGGTTACCGCACTGTGACAATCTTCATTATGGTCATTGCAATAGGCCGCGATCAGAGCGGCCATGTCTTTTCTACTGCGGCAGGCCGCAAAGAAGGCTTCTCTCGTAATGGGTTCTACCCATTGCAAGCCGGGGAACAGCACGGCTCCCTCGGCGCACGCGACGATCACGGCGACGTTCCGGCCCTCCATGTGGCGTTCGGTCAGCCACTTCTGCTGGAGCTTCGAGAGCTTGGGCTTCGCACCTGCCGTCAGATCAATGACGCGCGGCAGGGTTGCGTACCACTTCCACTCAACCCACAAGTCGCCTCCTCTACCGCTGTACCAGTTGTCGGCCACTCCTCCTTCAAAGCGCAGCGAGAGTTTGAGCGGATACACGCCAAGACCCTTGACAAGGTCCCGGATCTTGGCCGTGTACACGCTCTCCCTCATTAGGCGGCCTTCGCGGGGGCTTCAAACTCGCGATAGAGAACTTCCTGGTTGCGAGCACGGAGCTGCTCGGCCAGGGCGACGTTCCCGTTCTTGCCGGCGAACTCGAACTTCAGTGTCGGATACGCCTGATTCGGATCGAACGTGATCGAGGTGATCACATCGATCGGTCGCGACTGATGGTCGGTCACGATCTCCCGAAGGTACGCATCGAACTGCTTGAGTCCGGAGGGACTGACGTAGAGAGTCAGAGCCTGCGACTTCTCGGTGAAGTCGCCCGGGACCAGAAGCAGACGCCTCTGGTTCTTGCACGCCTTGCCACGTCCACCCTGGCCCGTGCCCCACTGGTTGCGCAGACACGACGCACAGTCCGAGCCCTGCGGCTTGGCTGCGTTCGGGGACGGCGCCAGCGATTCGAGATCGGTTCCGATCGCGAAGCACGCCGGGAGCGCGCGCTGCTGCGGGTTGTACTGGCCTTCGTACCAGTTGTTCAAGGTCACGAAGTCGAGGATGACTCCGACCAGCGGACCGGCGGACGTGCGTCCGTCGGGAAGCTGGAAGATCTTCCCCTTCGTCGAGACCTTGCCAGACGGCGGTGCGTCAACGCGCTTCGTCAGCGCGGCGAGTTCCTGCTTCACTCGCTCTTCGTATGGGATTACAGCGTTGTCACTCATTAGCTCATCACTCCTTACCACTTGCCCGCCACACTGTCTTTGATCAGGCAGCGCGGAGGTTGATCGTCTTCTGCGTGAAACTCTCGACGCCCGGGATAGTCTGTCCCGTCTCAAGCATCTCGCGGTACGCCGCGGCTGCGACGCGCCTCTGCAGGAGGTGGAAGGAGTCGGTGGACTTGATCCACGCGTAGAACTCATCCCAGTCCTTCACGGTCGGCACGACAGTCTCGGCGAAGATGGCCGTCCCAAGAGCGCTGGAGACCTTCGTCGATCCCTGCTCTTCCATCCGGCGCATCAGCTCAGCGTTGAGGCCGTCGGCCTCTTCGGTGAGTTCCTTCTCACGGCTGGTGAGATCCTTCTTCTCGTCGCGGATCTCGAACAACCGGGCGATCAGCCCGGCCGTAGTCTGCGTAAGTAAACCTGGGGCTGCATTCTCCATCGGGGGTGCCTCCTAAGCGGCGTCGACCAGTGAACGGAATCGATTCATCTCCACCAGCTTTGACTCGCAGTTCGCATACACCACCTCTTCGACGGTGTCGTTGGCGCAGATCTTCAGGACCTCGCAGCGCTCGGTCTGGCCTGCGCGGTATTGGCGGCGATTGAACTGCTCCCACAGCTCCGCAGAGTCCGTAGGAGAGGCCCAGATCGTGGTGGTCCCCTTGGTCATCGTGAGGCCGTGACCGGCGCTCTGCGGGTGTGCGAAGACCACACGAAGCGATCCCGCCTGATAGGCGGAAACGATCTTCGCGCGGTCGGCGCCGGGGGTCTCGCCGTCGATTACGGCGAACTTGAAGCCGCGTTTTGTGGCGGCCGTCACAAGTTGATCCCTCTGGTGCTTCCAGTTGAACGCGACGAGGCAGATCTTCCGCTCCTCGATCAGGTCCATGACCAGCTCGGCGCGGCCGTCGTCGTTGATCCGGGCCACCTTGTCACCGTCGTAGACGGCACCGGCCGAGATCTGCAACAGCTTCGAGCGGACGGCGGCCGCCGCCGGCGCCATGATGTCGCCGTCGGCCAGCTCCAGCAGGCCGTGCGCTTCCATCTCGTCGTAGTACTTCTGGACCTTGGCCGGGAGGTCGACCTCCATCAGGCGGACGATCTGGCCGGGCATGTCCTGGCACTTCTCCAGCTCGTGCCGGATCGAGATGTCGCCGATCAGGTCGAAGACAGCAGCCTCGGCGCCCGGCTTCGTGTTCCATTCGAGGTGGTTGGGCTGCGGGCCGATCTGCTTCGGCTCGCATACGGCGGAGCGGAACCGATAGAACGACGTGCCCAGCCGCTCGCCGGCGTCGAGCGCCAGCATCTGCGCCCACAGCTCGGTGATGCAGTTGCTGAACACGGTGCCCGACATCAGGCGCCGGTATGGGAACAGCGGCGCGATGGAGAACAGCGCCTTCGTCCGGTCGGTCTGCGGGTTCTTGACGGCGGTCGACTCGTCACCGATCAGCGTCGAGAAGCCGCGGATGTAGTTCTGGTTCTTCGCCAGCCACGTCAGCGCGTCCCAGTTCGTGATGTAGATGTCGGCCTTGACCTTGAACGCCTTCTCGCGGTTCGACGCGTAGGCGATCGAGTGCGTGGCGCCAGGGATCCAGCGGTTGGCATCGTTGCCCCAGGCGGACTTCAGGATCGACTTCGGAGCCAGCACGAGGGCAGGGCCGTCGCCCTGCTGGCGCCGCTCCCAGAATTCCTGCAGCGCGACGCGCGTCTTCGCGGTGCCGGGCTCGCTCATGTCGTAGAACGAAGGCTTGCCGCGCAGCTTCGCGAGCGTGGCTTCCTGATGGGCGAACAGCGGTGGGGTGGCCGCGCTAGTAAACATAGATCTCCTCGATGTCAGAGCACTGGATGACCGTCTTGTCTTCCGAATGTTTCTGCGCCTCGTTATCCCAGCGAAGACCTGTGATCTCGTCGTTGTTCATTTCGAGGATGTAGTAGTCGATGCCGTCGATGCGCACGACGATTTCCCCGAAGTACTTGTGATCCAGGAAAGCCATCGGGATGTCGATGTCCGGAGCAAGTTCAAGCTTCATAGCGGTACTCCCCATAGGCACGAGTTATCGCCTCCGTTGTTAGGTCCGTAGGCGCAGAAGCGGCACTTCATCTTGTTGGGTTTGGCAGGCCAGACCGTCGCGGCGGTCATCCGCGTCAGGCGTTGTTCCCACTCCGGCAATAGCTTTGGAACGTCCGACCGCTTGTACCGGCGCGGCCGCGTCTTGCCGTGGTCGACGTAGACGAACAGCGTCTCGACCTCGTTGACATCCGGGTAGCGCATGAAGGTGGCGAGCGCATAGAGCTGGCCCTGCTGCGCATGCTTGACCTCGTTGCCTTCGATCTTGCCCGTCTTCCAGTCGACTACCTCAATGAAGCCCGGGATCTCCCGGTTGACGAGGTCGCACTTGACGCGAAGCCAGACGTGCTCATCCCTCCATCCGCAAGGAGCCCAGTCGATTCCATATCCCCAATCCTGTTCGACCTCGATGCACCCCGAAGGATGCAGGGCCTTGAACCTTTCAACTGTGTCACGGATTTTTGAAATCTCGACGGGGGCATTTTCCAGTTCACCTCGGACGTACTGCTCGCAGAGCAGGTGGATGGCAGTGCCGCGATCTGCGGCGGTGGTATCGAGCGTGACTGGCTTCCGCCGGTGCTCGACGTAGGCGAGGAACGCCCGGTGCGGGCACTCCTCGTAATCCTTCAGGCGGGAGAAGCTCCCGCAACCGATGGTCTTCAATGTGTGGCTCTCAGTTGTGTGACGGTGGTGGTCCGCGGTGCGGGCTCCAGTCCCCCCAACCACCTCTGCTTTTGTAGGTCGTCGCCATGCCACGTCATGTCAATGACGCGGTCCGTGCCGCTCTCATCGCCGTGGATCTGCAGGTTGCGACTCTCAAGCGTGCGGGTGAGCTGGTGGGCCTTCATCTTGTTCTGCGGTGCGATCACGTCGAGGACCGTCGAGATGTCGCCCAGCGGGATCTGGATCGGGTCGCCGACGTTGCGCGCCCAGTTGATGAGCAGGCTGCGGTAGCGGGGCATCAGGTCGATCTGCGGGCTCTGGACGCGGCTGTACTCCATGAAGAAGGCGAGGTTGCCGTCGCGCAGCGCCGAACAGATCTGGTCGAACGCGTTCTCGCTGGAGTGACGCAGCGCATGCTTGGCGTCGTTCTCGAGTACGGTGTACGCGCGCAGCTCGGAGACGTCGTAGGAGGCGAGGAAGTTCGCGAAGGTCGGCAGCTCGTGCTCGATGCGCGCGACGTCTTCGACGGACAGGAACAGCTTCGTGGTCTGCCGCGGCGCCACGTTGAAGCGGCGGTCGCCTTCCTCGATGGTGATCGCGTCCACGTCGTTCGAGAAGAACATCAGGTTGGAGTAGTTGCGGACCGGCTTCGGGTTCGAGCGCATCGCGCGCAGGATCTGGTTCCGCTCCGTGATCATGTTCTTGAGCTGCGCGAGCTTCTGCTTCGACTGCCGCTCGTCGTGGATGCGGACCTCGTCGAGGACGAAGATCAGGTTGCGTTCGAGGTCTGCGTTGAACTGGTCTTCGAGATGCTTCAGCACCTTCTGACTGCAGTAGTTCTCGCCGAACACGGGGCGCAGGACCTTGTCGAAGAACACGCCCTTGCCGGTGCCTGGGACGCCATGGAACACCCAGGCCGTCATGGTCTTCTCGCGGCGCTGGAAGATGAACGCCAGCCAGTTCATGAAGTGATCCTTCACCAGCGGGTCGCCGCCGGTGATCGAGTTCAGGATCTTGTCGATGACCGTCGGGATGAACGCGTCCTCGATCTTGCTGGCGTCGCGCATGAAGTCGGTCGGCACGAACCGGTTGCAGTACTTCTTGTCCGGGTCGACGATCGTCTCGTTGCTCGGATCGAAGATCAGCTCCCAGTCCTCGATCACATCGGGCGGCTCGGCTCCGTACTGCGCGAAGAAGTGTGTGAGCTTCTGGCCGTGCGTCGTGGCGTACGGGCCCTCGGCCTTCTGGCTGACGGGATACCAGACGAGGTTGTAGATCGTGTCCGTCTCCATCTCGCGGAACGCCATCGGGACAGGCGCGCCTTCCTCGCGGTCTTCGCCGCGCGTGATGCGGGCGTAGTAGGCCGGGTCGATCTGCTCGATGCGGTAGCTTGGCTCGCCCTTGAACGAGTGCAGCAGCTTCGGGTTCTGCTCCGGATACCAGTAGGCGTAGCTGTCGCCGCCGTTCAGGTTGACGTAGACGAAGCCGCGGGCGTGGCGCTCGCTGGTGATCGTCGCGCGGTCCGGGTTGGTGCAGATCCAGTGCTCACCCTCGTGGGTGTGCTTCGCCTTCTTCGGCGGCAGGCCCGCGGCGCGACGGCACTCGTTCAGGCGGACCGCCATCAGGTTCTCGGTGATCGCCGCCGAGGCGTCGAACCGATATTCCACCCGCTCCGACGAGCGGTGGGCAACAGAAATGCGCTGCCCGCCGAGTGGGTCCTCGAACCCCTCGCAGCCGGGCGGCGCAATGAATAGCAGCTTGTCGTTCTGGGCGACCGTACGGTCGAGCGGGAACTTCAGCGAGACGTAGGACGCAGTGGCCTCACAGAGCTGAGGGAACTTCTCCAGGTTGACCTGGGTCAGCCACAGCTTGAGGACCTCCGGCGACCACTCGCGGGAGAGCAGGAAGAACAGGTGGGCTCGCAGATCCGTGCAGTCGATCCCGTGCGATGCGGAGTACTGCACCACGTACGAGACGTCGTGGAACTCTGGCGGCAGGGTGTTGGCGACGAACTCGTCGACGCTGGCGACAGGCAGCCCGTCAATGTCGAAACAAATCCAGTTCGTCGACACATGCGGGCTGGTCGAGCCGGCCCGGGGCTCGTCGTCCAGCGCGCGCAGGAGCTGGCCCTTGAGCAGGCAGCGGCCGAGGTCGGCGTGCTTGACGATGGCGGCGTGGAACTCGTCGATCGAGTTCACGCGCTCGGAGTAGGAGGTGAAGTCTCGTGCGAACGGGTAGGGAGTCTTCGTGTAGCTCCCATCGGCTTCGAGACGGAAATGCTTGGTCAGCGGCACGTCGGCCGCGAGGAAGAATAACTGGGTCATGTGCGCGCCGGGTACGAACGGTTTTGGGAGATCACCCTAGCGAGTGCGTCCGGGGGCTGCGAACCAGCGCGGGTTTGCAGCCCCAAGAAGAAGTGCCCGCCCCGTGCGCTACCACGGGGCTCTCTACGCTAAGGCCGGGCCAGCCTCCACGTTCCGGTTGTTTGCATACATGGCGGAGACGTTAGCGGCGTCCGCCAATGTTTCGGGCCGGAACGAATTTCCTTACGCCGCCTGCGCGAGGCTGTACTCGGCGTCGATATAGTCCGCAAACACCTTCGTCGCCTTCTGAGTGCGGCGCGGCAGCTCGACGATTGCGACGTCCGCGTCGCTCTTCAGTGACTCAGTCACCGCGTTGAACATCCGCCACACGGTCTCGCCACCCGCGGTGTGTTCCGCGTGCGTCGGGGTGTGCCACTCTTCGACGAGCTTCTTGAACTTGCCCTGCGGCACCACGTCCTGGCGCAGCAGCTCCAGCAGCAGGTGGTCAGAGTCGCGGCGCGCGAGTTCCGTCTGCTTGAACTGCAGGTACATCGTGTCCTGCTTGGTGAACAGCTCGCGGATCGCGCCCATCGCCTTGTAGAAGGCGTAGTCGATGTTGTCCCGCACCTTCGCCGTGTGCTTCTTGGTGATCTTGAACTCACCGCTGAAGGACAGGTTGTCGCACACGAAGACCTGGCTACCGGCAACGATGCCGGCGGGCAGGGACTTGTCGTGCGAGTTGCGCAGGCCAACGACGCTGGTGTAACCCAGCTCACCCATGTCCGGCTTGAAGAGCTGGAACAGGCCGAAGTACTGGTTGCCGTTCTTCGCGATCGCGTGGTTCTCCGCGCTGATCTCGAAGCCGGTCCGGTTGAGTGAGTCGATCAGGTGACCGACCAGCTCGTGGTGGGGCAGGGGGACGTGCGTAGCCGTAGCGGCAGGCGCCGCGATAGCTCGTACATCGTCGAACGAGACCTTCGTCCCGCCGCAATGAACCATCAAGCCTTGCATATGATTCTCCGTGTGAATGAAATGCAGCCACGACGTGTGGAGGGCAAGCGGCGTGTTGGAAATTCTTCGACACGCCGCGGCTGCGGAAACTAAACCTGAGTCCATCCCTTCCGGTAGGACGCCAATT